TAAATCTTGTTGAAACGTTGTGTTAAGTTTCTGTAGTACAGCATCTAAATCTCTGTTTAAAGATTGAGCATTTAGTTGACTGTATTCCTTTGACGGAAATGTTAATACCTGTGTTATTCTAGCCATATAAACTTGCTATGCCTCCCATTGCTAACCTTTTTCTACGGTCATGTATACGACTATTTTGTTTATTTTTTCTTAATCTTACTATACCGCCAACAGCATATCTAGAACCTCTTCCTCCCGCATCCATTTCGTCTTGACTAGACATACTACCACCATTATCGCTACCACTATCACTACCACTGTAAGCAGGAGATCCTTGGTATGCTGGTGGTGCTGTGTAGGTTGGTGTTGAATCATCTGTTGAACCTCCAGTTAAAGCCACTTCATCTACAATATTTCCACCATAAGTTCCGTCTGCTTTTGTTATATTACCCTCTGTGTCTACGGTGCTACCGTCATCACTATAAGTTGGATTACCACCAAAAATTCCTGATTGAGTAAATCCAACATCCTCAGGATCTGTATCATCTAAACTTGATTGTAAACCTAATTGTGCTTGACGTTCTAATTCTTTTTTTTCTTCAGCCCTATCTTGAGTATATTGATATGCAGTATTTGCTGCAAAAAAAGGAACTAAAAAAGGAAACGCGCTTGTTATTCCAGCTCTAAGACCAAAATTAAGTAAAGGCTTATCAGTTGGGTTTTGAATTAAATCAGATATATCGTTTAAATTTGTTACACTACCCGTGTTGGTTATACCACCTGTTAAAGCAGCTTCATCATATATATTAATATCACCGGATGTTGATCCTGTTATATCTCCTGTTTTAAAATCTATATTTCTATCATCACTATCACTACTTTGATTAACAGGTACAACTATGTTTGGTGCTTGTCCTGCAAGTTCTGCACTTGCGTCTGAAGATACAATACCACTTGTTGCAGTTTCCGCTGCAATGTCTCCAGCTGTTCCTTCTATATTTTCGCCTGGTTCTGGAGTGTAACTTAAAGTACCATAGCCACCAGTTCCCTGTATACTAATATCTTCTTTTGTTAATGCCATTATCTTTTTCCGTCTGGTTGTATATCTAATCTAAATGTTCCAAGTTTCCAAAACTGACTTGTGCTTGTGTTAGAAACTTTTAATGATATGGCACGCGCTCTTGCACGTGTATCTATTTTCTTAGTGCTTGTTGTAACTGTAAATGGTCCTAGTGATGAGCTTGCTTCTACATCAGTTGGAAAATCTCTTAACTGTAATGTAATTGTAGCATCTCCTGTCTGTGCTAAAAAATCTGGTATGACTCTTCTAATTTTCATTATGTATTCACCATCACCTCTAATGTCTGCTGCACCAGCATTATTTAAACTAATATCAAAATCTCCTGATTCTATGTTTGCAACAATAGCAGTTTCTGCCCCTTCTTTTACTTGGTTTAATCCTGTTTCGTGTTCATAGTATATAGAAACACCATCCGTGTTTCCTTCTACATAAGTTGACGAAGTAGATGAACCGTTTGTAGATGTATCATATTGTGTAGCATGTGGTTTACCAAATATAGCTGAGTCTGACCAAGCTGTTCTATCTAATGTGCCTGTAGTCCATACAGGTCTTTTATCTGTAGAATCAAAATAATTATAAGTTACAACTCTGTTAACTGTGTTTGCACCTGATGATACATAAAACCAATTTATCTCACCATACAAATTATTTAGTCCTGCATTAACGTGTTGTTTAGTTACTGTGTTTAAATCATCAAAAACAAAATCTTCTACTAAACATGGTAATGATTCTAGTTGTCCGCCATATTTAAAGAAACCATTTTCTGACATCCAATAAACTGTACCGTCAACTTCGACAGCTGCGTTCTTACCGATCAATCCACAGTTCGTTCCTACTTGTTCAAAGGCAAATGTAAAAGGTGCACCAACAAAACGCATTAAAAATAATGCTGTATCTGTCCATACATAGATTGCATTTCTACCTCTAAGTGCTCCCATGATCCGTGATCCGTCGGCCAGTCTTTGTGTACCTGCTGTGTTGTTTGCTGTAGGTGTATAATCTGTAATATCTTCTTGAGAAGAAAATCTTATAAACATTTGATCTTGTGTAGATTTAGTTCCAATAGTTGTTTCTGTTCCAAAAAACACTAAGTGTCTATCCGGCGTAGATACTAACATATCACGTGATGCTGTAGGTGCACCTGATGCTATAGCAGCTCTTGTTGTAACTGCGTTATCTATATCTGAATCCCATGTAAAAGTTTCACCGCCAAAAATGGTTGCAACTAATTTATTACCAAAATTATCTAACGCCCATAAACCGGGTGCTGTAACAATATCTCCTGATGGAGCTGCACCAAAACCAGCATAAGTAGCAGCATCTATAACTTGTGCACCTGATGAATGTATAGCTGCTGTAGTTCCTGATGTACCACGCGTTAGTCCAGATAAAGTGTTACCGCTTTTAGAGCTGTATGTAATAAGCTCTGTTCCAATAATTACGGTTCCTGATGATGGAAATGATGTGGCACTAGCTAAAGTTAAACTTGTAACAGATGCGTTTATATCTCCATCTAATGTAGATATAAATTGTCCTGATTGTGTTCCGCCCCATTGGCCTAATGACCAACCAGTTGCCGCTGATTCTACAGCAGGCCCTACTCTAAAATAAGCTTGTATTCTTATACCGCCAGAAGTTGTTGCACCTGAACCACTTTCATTAGAAGGCATAGTAATTGTACAAGTTGTATCTGTTGGAATAGTTTTAATTTCAAATTTAACATCGTCAAAATTTGTAGATGTAAAATTAGAATTAGTAATAGATGTAAAATTATCACATAGTATAACATCACCAACATTTAATCCATGTGCCGATGCAAAAGTTATTGTAACTGTTGGCGATCCATTAGTAGTTGTAAAGGCACTTGTTAAAGTTGCTGTAAGTCTAATAGGATGAATGTCGTAAAAAATACCTCCTGAATAAACATATAAAACTTTGTTAGTTCCAAGTGCAGCATATTTAATACCTACTGAATTTACAAAGTGGGTTATTGCTGTGTTTCTTCCTGTAAGTTCTGTAGATCCTAACTGTGCCCAACCACCTATTTTTTCAGGTGTACCATATCTAAACCTAACATTATCACCGTCTATCCACTGGCCTTCTCCACCAGTTGCAGTAACTTGTTTATTGAATCCTGGCACAAAGCCTACTTTTTGTAACATATGTCTCTCAGATTATATTAGATTGCGTTGCGAATCAACGAGTTTTGGGTATACCCAACATAGGTCTTTTATCATACAAATTAGACTTTGCAAAGCGTCCATTTGCATGATTATAGTGTAAAAACACTTGACCACATAACTTGCCTTGAAATGGTTCTCTCCAGTGTTCTAACTCACAACCAGAGTATATAAGCATGTCGCCAGGTTTTAAATTAACTTGTACACCTTTAGGTGCATCAGGTTTCATTATACCTTTATACTCATCTATAACGTTGTTAGACCCCGTAGGATCTATAAATATTGGCCATGGGTCACCACCTAAACATAAAGTAGTTGATATCTCACAACTAGGTCTATCTTTATGTCTGTTTAATATATTACCTGTTCTGTATAATCTTGTGTAAGAATAGGTAGGTATTAAATCTAAATTTGTTTTAGCTTTCATTACAGGTATAGTTTTAATTAGTAATGTTTCCATTAATCGATCTGAATATTTTGCATAAGATCCTGGTACTTGTTGATCTTTAAAATTTCCTATCAAAGGATTTTTTTCGTGAGTAGCATTATTTTGTAACATCCAATGATCTGCTTCTGCTGATATTTGTAAATAGTTATATCCTGTATTAGCTAGTTCTTTTGATATAGCTTGACGTATAATTTGATATTTATTTTTTATAAAACTCATGTTTGTATAAAATTATAAGATACAGATATCCTCCAATTCTTTTCACCTTTTTCTGTGTTCATGTTTATATCTACACCATGGGGTTGCCATGATGGAAAAAAAACCATTCTACCTTCA